AAAAAAAATTCGCTTGCTTTTTTCGTAAATATGTACTATCTTATTATTGCAAGATTAAACATACCAAAGGAGTTGAATATTTCTAAGCTCCGTTTACATAAATTCTAATTTACGCCATAGGGATTTTATCTCTATGGCTTTTTTTATTGCCTATGGATAGTTTGGTTGATAGAAGAACGTTGATGTTCGAGCGCAATAAAGGGGAATTTTCATTTTTCGCTGATTTATCATTTAATAACCACTTAAAAGAAATTTACGATTTTATGCAAAGACATAACAATAAATCATCTCATCAGCGATACAATACAGTATATTCTCAACATAGATTCTGGTACGGATCATATATTAATTTTAAGGACATAGAAAAGCAATAAGAGATTTCTTTGATAAAATAGAGGCTTTGGGCATAGGTTTCCCCTTTTGTAAATATGTAATAAGTCCATTTTTTGGTTTCTTATTAGCTTATTTTGTTCTTATGTCAAACTTCGAGCGTCAGCAGGCATATGGGAGAATTTATATTTTACACGGCCTCTTTACTGGTAAGTATAAAGCAACAATTTGGCATGGCGCAGGAGTAGCAATTACAGACCCTGAATCTGGCATTGAGGTCTTTCATATATATAATAAAGACAGATATTTCCGTGGTGGGTATTAATTTTAAACGAAAGGACTCAAAAATGTTAAAAAACAATCGAGGGCTTTTGCCACAACAAATCGCAGCTTTGGCAATTATCATCACATCGACTACAGCTGGATTGATTCAGACAGCCAACAATGGTGTACTCAAAAAAAATGGCCAGACAATCTGGTGCAAGATGCAGAACAAAGGCAATGACTACTGCGATGCTAAATATCAATCCGATGCTGTAATTAATGTTCATGAGTAAAACAACTATGAAACCACCTAAAAATCAATTTCAGTATTTATAAACTATTAATACACAATAATTTGTAAATTTTAAAAATGGCCGGAAACAAAAATTCAGGTAGAAGAAGCCGATATCAAGAGCTTAGAGTTAATATTTTGGGTGATCTTTCTATCAACTGGGCTATTGATAACTGGGACAAACTCAAAAAAAGTGAACGGCTTAAAATTCTTTTGGTTCTTGCGCCGAAGTATATAAAACAGGAACATCAACATGGTGGCGAGATTAACTTTAATTTAAAATCATTGATAAATTATGTCGCTAGAACTGACATCAACAGAGCTAAAGCAAGCGAAGAAAGTACTGCAGATATGGCAAGATTCTCCGATACGTAGGCATTATTCGTTCTCTGACAAGCGATTGTGGAGCAAGCAAGAGGAAGTTCTTTGGTCACTTAGAAACAATGCAAGGACAGCGGTTAAGTCTGGCAATACGGTAGGTAAGTCATTTATAGCAGCAGACGCAGTAATGGACTTCTTGACTGTTAATTATCCATCGAAAGTATTAACGACAGCTCCGACTTGGACGCAGATCGAAGAAATCCTATGGAAAGAGATTGCATCTTATTATAATTCATCAAAGATACCGATAGGTGGCGATTTACTTAACACAGAGATTAAATTCGACGATGAATGGTTTGCGTTAGGGTTAAGTACGAATGAAGTCAATCGTTTCCAGGGCTTCCACAGCCCAAATCTTTTGGTTGTAATTGATGAAGCGCTTGGCGTTAATCCTATGATTTGGGAAGCTATTAATGGATTGCATCCGAAACGAATACTTGCTATTGGGAATCCGCTAGAGGCATATGGTGATTTCTTTAATTGTTTTTCAAGTCCATTATGGCACAAGATAACAATTAGCTGTGAGGAATGTGTCAAGTGGCAAAACGAACACGGAAAGATTCCTGGATTGGTTACACAGCAATGGATAAATGAGCGAGAAGAAGAATATGGCGGAAGATCAAGCGGATTGTTTCAGGCTAGAGTATTAGGTGAGTTTCCGGAAGAATCAGAGGATGTGTTAATAAGCAGGGCATGGGTTGAGAAAGCCAGGCATAAAGCAAACGATGGTTCAGATGGCGGAGAAATTGATATAGAAGAGGATTCAGTAAGAATATGTGGTGCAGACGTAGCAACGAAACACGGAGCTTGCGAGACAGTTGTTGGATACCGGTACGGTCATACATTAAAAGAGATGAAAGGATATTTAAACATTCCAACAACGCAAACAGTAAGTTTACTGCAAAGAGCATACACAGCACACAAAACTGTAAGTCCGGTAGTAGACTCCGATGGCGTTGGCGAAGGCGTAGCCGATATGTTGATAGCACAGCGAGTTGGCGTAATAGAGTTCCATGGCGGATATGGGCAGAAGGCCTTTGATACACAGCATTTTAAGAATCTCAGGTCACAATTCTATTGGGTAGCTTCCAAGAAGTTTGAGAAAGGGCTTTATAGCTTAAAAGACTTACCCGAGAAAGAATATCAGTTATTAAAGAATCAGCTATGTTCAATTAAACGAAAGCCGGTGGATCCGTTGGGGAGAATACAAGTAGAGACGAAAGAAGATATGATAGCAAGGGGGCTTAAGAGTCCTGATTACGCAGACACATTTATGATGTTAGAGTTCGGCTGGTGGATGGCGAGAAACGCAGATATTAAACCATACAAATATCGATAATTAAGGGGGTCATTATGGCAAAAGCATACGGAGGCCGAGGTCGAGGTGGTAGAGGTTCTTGCGGGAAGAAAAGGAAATATGACGGGAAAGGGCCAAGGAGGAAAAGATAAATATGTCAAGGCACGTTGGAATAGTAACAGATGCAAGTTTTGCTTATCCGATACATAGCTGGGTAGAGCGTAGGATATTTACTTTTGTAGCCGGATATGAAACAGAACGAAGAATATATGCAGACGAAGTGCCGTTAATGACAGATATTGACAGAAGCACTTATTTAGCAAGAAAGTTAAAAATCAAATAGAAAGGGTGAGAAATGCCAAAAGTCATTCCCTTTGGAGACAGAATGCTTGTGAAGCGAAGAAAAGTAGGTGAGAAGGCGGGAAGTATTTTCTTGCCGGATGAAGCAAAGGAAAGGCCAACAGATTTAGCTGATGTAATATTTATTCCAGAACATTCGTTTGCAGATATAAAACTTATTGAGAATTCTGAGCAAATCATTGGGTCATTGGTTAAAAAGGCGGCGAATGGAAATTCAGATGCATTGGTTGCGTTATTAACATTTAACTCATTTTTAAAGATAAAGTCGATTAAAGTTGGTGATGCTGTAATGATAAGCAAATATGTGGGAACGACATTTCATGAGACAGGAAGTAATGAAGAATTAACCTTAGTTAAGGGCGAGGATATAATCGGATTGATAACCAAAGATGAATAAACAAAGGAAGTGAATATAATGAGTGGAGATAATGGAAAAGTGATACCTGAGATCGAGCTTGTTAAGGTTATTCTTAAAGAGGGACACATGGCAGTAACGTTTGGTAAAGTTAATATAACATTGTTAAGCCATGCATTAAGACTTGCCAACTTACAACTTGATAATATTATTATTGGTTCACAGACACAAAAAGACCAGTCAGGCATAAAGATCGTTCCTGGCATTAATCAAATGCCATTAGGACAGAAGATAATCGACAAAATAAGGAGAGGTTATTAATGGCAGATACATTTCAAGACATTCTTCAGAATCCTGAGAAAGGCATTCCGCCAACGGATGAACAAATAGTTAAAGAGATCGAAGCGGAAAATGAAAAGGATTATTATAAACAATTAAAGAAGAAGAATAAGAATTATCTTATTAAGCTGGATGTTATTGAAAGAGAGCGTATTGCCGCACATATTTGCAAGCTATACTCCGAGAATAAGACATATCACCAAGAAATCTGCGATAGAATAGACGAATATGATGAAGTGTATAAAATGAAACGAAAAGAAATGCTTGGCGATAAAGATAATGATATGCCGAATTATAGGACACCTCTTTCTGCGGTAACGCTAGAAGTCATTCATGCCAATATAATGAATGTATTTTTCACGCCTAAAGATATATTACGAGTTATCCCAACCGAAGAGAATGATATTCCAAAAGTAAAGAAACTCGATATATTCGGAAACTGGTCAGTAGACAATGAGTTAAATATATTTGAAGGTGCGGATCGTTTATTTCACAGCTCAGGAAAGAATGGCGAATGCCCTTATATGGTGCATTGGGTTAAAGAATACGGAACAGAAATCGTTCGGGAGATATTAAAAAATCCAGCAAATCCAACAGAGCCGTTATATGATCCTGATACACAAGAGCCGTTATACCAGGAGATCGAAAAGCAAAAGTTGCTTTATAATGCACCGAAGTTAGAGATCTTATCAAGAAAGGACTATATTCAGCCCAAGAATTCAATAATGGATCAATTGCCGGATTGGGAAATGATAGTTACAAGAAAGTCATATGATGTGTTTCTTGAAGAAGAATTGCAGGGATTAATGTATGCGGGATCAATAAAGGATATTTCGGGATGGCCGACAGAAGAAAAAGAAGGAATGGATAAACTGGATTTTGAGAGCAATAGAATACCTGTTGGCGAATGGAATAATATGTTTCTAACGTTCTTTGGTAAATTAAGAATAAATATTTTAAAGGAAGGAAAGGAAAACGAAGCCGAAGAGACTCAAGAGCTTGCCGATGAGTTTATAGCCGTTGTACATTATAATTCACAGACATTATGTTCATTACGGAAAAACAAGTTTCCATTAAAGATGCGGCCTGTTGACATGGATTATCTTGTGCCAGATGACGAAGGAAGGCGGGAAGGTAGAGGAATTGTTGAGATAATGGACGGCCCGCAGAAATGTTATGATGCATTATTTAATCAGTATGTATTTGGAACAATTCAATCAAACAATCCAATCGTATTCTTTTCTCCGATGGGAAACACAAAGAATGAGCCGATAAAACTTAAGAGTGGATATGCCTATCCTAGTGCAGACCCAAATGGTGTAAAAGCAGTCCAGCTTCCTCCTCCGAATCAACATTTACAGCAGATGCTTGAATTAGTAAGCTATTGGGCACAGATGTTATTTGGAATCAGCGATTATTCTGCCGGAATGGAAAGTAAAATTGATCCATCTGCTCCGGCCAAGAAAGCTGAGATCGTTGTTGCTCAAGGAAGTGTAAGATTAAATCTTATTATCAAACGGAAGAATAATACATTACAGAATATATTCAAGCGATGGTTTTTGCTTTACCAAGAGAATATTCCGCCGAATAAGTTTATGAGAATAGCCGGAGATGATAAAGATAACCCGTGGAAATTTGAGGCAGTAAAGCTCGAAGATTTTGCATTGAAGGCAATTCCTGATTTTGAGCTTACCGGCAATATTCTCAACGTAAACAAGACACTTGAGGCAAATAAGAAACTAGCTATTTATAATATACTAAGTCAAAACGCATTGTTTAATCCATCAACGAGGCCAGGGCTAATGGCATATCATGCATTGACGAAGTGGATTATAGATGGGTTAGAAGAAACCGGATTATCAAGAATGATCCCCTCTGCCCCTGGAGAGATGGTACATACACCAGAAGAAGAAAATGCAAGATTTTTACAAGGAGATTATGGCCATCCAGTACAAGGCGAAGATCATATAAATCATATTAAAATTCACAGGGAAATGCTAATGGATTCAACAATCCCTGAAAAGATAAGAAATAATATTATTGCCCATATTCAAGAAACAATCAAGATAATGCAACAAGAAGTAACACAACAACTTGTAATGCAACAGATCGGAGTACAGCCTGGGCAACAGATTCAACCACAACAAGGAGGTAATCGTGTCGTCACAGGAAGAAATTTACCAAGCACGGCAGGAACGGTTAATCCAATGGTTCAGCAACAACCAGCAGGCGTGGGATGATTTAAAGCAAGAAATGTCAGTAATGATTAATAATGCGGATATAATAATTAAGACGCCAACAACAAGAAACAGAGAATTCTATGCGGGAAAATGTGCAGGAATTCAAGAGGTGATATCACTTGAGAACCACTATAAATATGCCAATACAGGAAGTACAAGAATACCGAGATAAATTACTTCGAGAAGCTAAAATAAAAAATGATGACTCGGTATATATAATTGCATATGCAGATGGGATATTAGATATGTATAATTTTTTAATCAAGGAGCCAGCAAATGCCATGGACAGTTGATAAAGTAGATGAGCATAGAAAAGGGCTAAGTGACTCACAAAAAAAGAAATGGGTCAGAATAGCAAACGGAGTATATAAGACTTGTTTAGCGGAAGGCGGAGACGATAAGAAGTGTGCTCCTCGGGCAATTAAAATAGCAAATTCATCTTTTGAGAAGAAAGCTAAACGACAGGTATGACTGATCTAATAATTCAGAAATATCTTGATTATATTAAAAAGGAACTCGAATATTTAAAAGAGAGTAAATTTACGGGACATATGGACTTCAGTGTAAATCTTAAACTTGGTGGAATAGCCAATATGAATATAGGCGTTAATCAATCAATTAAAATGAACGGAGGTAATTAAAATGGTGTGTAGAGCAAGGAAAGGGGAAATGAAGAAGAAATCTAAACCATTAAAAGAGATAAAGTGAGGATGATATGAAAACAAAGAAATCAAAAAGAATAATTAAGGAGCAATCACAAGGAACGGACGTAAAGGAAAAGGGTGCAAAAAGTGCGGTGGAGTCTCGGTATGTTGCACAGAGAAATATTGAAAGATTTAAAAAATGTGGGTGGAAAGTGATAAAAGAGAATGAGTATAAAATCGGTGGAGTCAGAGTTCATCAGAACGATTTAGTTTTAATGGAAAAAGAATAAGGAGAATAAAATGCTAACGGAAAACCCAACTATGGTTACGGACGAGCAAAATGATGCTCGGTATAAAGAGCTTCTTGATAAACCGGAGAGAACAGAGGATGAGAACAAGGAGCTTGATCAGTTAAAGACTAAATATAGTAAGCGAGTGCAGGAGCGAATTGATAAACTCACTTGGGAAAAGAATCGAGAGCGGGAAGAGCGAGAAAAAATCGAAAAAGAAAAGGCTGAGCTTGAGGAAAGATTAAAGAAGATAGAATCCTCAATCCCGCCGCCTGAACCAATTGTTAAGAAAGAAACAGTTGAAATCGCAGGTAAGAAGTTTTATACCGATGAGATGCTTAGTTCTTTAGTTAAGGCAGGGAAAATGACGGAGAATGAAGCATATCAACATCAACAGGAGCGAATCGAGGAGTCTGCTGCCGAGAGAGCATATCAACGAATGAAAAATGAGCAGAAGCAGGAAGAAGAAAAGAATGTTCGTAAAGAAGACGCTCAGACTGTATTAAAAGAATACCCACATTTCAGCAAAGACCATAAAGACTTTAATCCTGATGACCCGCTTTATAAAGAGGCGATAAGAATATATAACACAGGATATTTTGCTAATCCAAGAGGTCTTTCATTTGCTATTCAGGAGGCCAAAAAGGTATTAGGGAAAGTTGATGCAAGGGTAGATATTTCAGATGAGCACCATGTTAATTTTCGAGGAACACCGCCAGAAAAAGAAATGAAGAAAGAAATACCACTAACCGAACAAGAGAAAGAATGGGCAATCAGTCAATTTGTTTCTGCCGGAGAAATTAATCCTGATACTAAAAGAAGATATACAGAAGCAGAGGCATGTGCAAAGGCGCAGAGAGCTAAAAATGAGCGTCTTGCAAGCAGGAGGGTTAAATAATGGATGAACCTAAATCAAAGGTTATTGCAGATAATGAAGACAAGCTGATGGAGAAAACATTCGGTGGCGTATCAGTTCCGCCGTTAGATAAGAAAGAAAAATTAGGCATTAAGGAAGAACTTGTTGATGATGGTGAATATAAGGTAAACATAATCAAAGACTATGATCAAAATATAGACCCAACGTATTTATCTAGTAAAGACCCTAATTATGAATATCGGTGGTTACTTGACAAAAGAGAAAACATGTCATTAAAGACGGGCAATCTGTTATTCCAGAAAGGGGGATGGCAGGTTTGCGCGAAAGAGTTTTTAATTAAACATTTGAAGCTAAGGGAAGTCGAGTTAGCTGCAGATGGACATTTACGACGTGGCGAGCTTATTCTTGCATTCATGCCTAAAAAGTTATATTTAGAAAAGGAAGAATTCAAGATCAAGAAAGCCAACGCACCCATGGATGCCATTCAAAGATTAATAAAGAAAGGCGATCCTGACAATCCGGAGCTTGCTGGATTGGGCGGAAGTGAAAAACAGAAAGGACTTCAGACCGATAAGGATTTAGGTATGGGGTGATTTTCTGCTAGAAAAAGGAAAGTCTTAAAAACAGACTCCTAGATTAGAAGTTTTAGTCTAGGGGTTTTTTTATGAGGAGGATAAAATGGCAAATCGTGATAACCCGTGTGGTTTCCGACCTGCCCAAGGAATAGGTAGTCAGCATGTGTTGAAGTATTTTCGTGTGGATGCAACAGGAAACGGAAGTTATCCTTTACATGTCGGCGATGTTGTTGACTTGGATGGATATGGCGTTTGTGTTGCTGCAGCTGATGCCGGAGTGTCTGTCGCTGGTATTTGCGTTGCTGTATATGATTCTAATGGTGTTCCTTGCGGAGCGCCAGGATCATCTATATCAACAAAATATCTTTCAGCAGCTACGGACGGCTGGGCATTAGTTGCCTTAGCGATTCCTGGTGCTGTGTTTATTGCACAGGATGATGCTACTGCTGAGTTGGATGAAGATTCTGTTGGTTTAACAACAGATCATGTGGCAGGCACAGGAAGTACGGTAACAGGAGTCAGTGCACACGAATTAAATGCAACTACAGGTGGATTACAGTTTAGAATCATTGGGTTGGTTAATGAACCAGGAAATGCTTGGGGTGGCAATGCAGATTTATATGTTACGTTTAACGAATCGGCATTTGGCGTCTCAGGTGCTGCAAGCGTCTAAGAGCTTGAAACTTGAAAGGAGATAAACCATGGCAGTTATAACTACAAGTCAGATGGTTGATGCTCTTGACGCTAATCTTAATGAGTTATATCAAGATGGTGTTAAGAGTTGGGGTAATGAATACGAAAAAATATTCAATGTGAAGGATTCAAAGAAAGCCGTTGAGTCAGACAGCTATGAATCTGGATTCGGCGCAACCCCAGCCAAACCTGAAGGCGTCGCTGCAACATACGATGTCATCAGGCCAGGTATCAAGAAAAACTATGTCAATGCAACGTATGCATTGGGATATGAAATTACTGAGGAAGCTATTGAAGATAATCTAAGAGAACCGGATACATTCAATAAACTTCCACAGGCATTACAACGTAGCGGTGAGGAAACAGTTGAAATTTCTGCTGCTAACGTATTCAACAACGCATTTAGCTCAACTGGATACGATGGCCAGTATCTATTTTCAGAATCTCATCCGACGTTGGATGGTAGTACATGGTCAAATAGACCATCAACACACGCAGACTTATCTGTGACTTCTTTAACAGCAGGGCTAACAGCAATCGAGAAATATACCGATGAACGTGGGCTTAAAAGACCTACAAAAGCTGTTATGTTGGTTATTCCTGTTGATTTATGGAATATCGCAGAAGAGTTGCTGAAATCGGAGTATAAACCGTACGTAGCCAACAACGAAGTAAACGCTTTACAAGCAAAAGACCTGCGATATTTTGTGTGGCATTATCTCGTAGACACAGATGCGTGGTTCTTACTTGCTGAAAAAGCGGATCATAAACTCAAGTTTTTCTGGAGAGTTAGGCCAGGGGCATTGCGGAGAGGAACTGACTTTGATTCTACTAACTTGAAGCATCTTCAACGATTCAGATTTTCAGTTGGTTATTCTCACGCAATGGGAACTTATGGAACAGCAGGTGCATAACCAGAGAGGAGAAAACATGAAGAGAGTCATAGTGGGTGGTTCGATTCTATTACTTGTGACGACTCTCTGTTATGCTCAAATTGCTCGTTTTCCGGCTTCCACAGCAGAGATCAAGACTACAACGACAAACCTTAGTGTTACAGGGCTAGATGTTGCAGGTAATCCTGGATTCATTGAGCTAGTCGGCGCAAACGATGGGACAACACCGATCGTTTATTATTTGTGGGTAGACACTGACGGTGATCTTCGGATTGCTTCTCGAGTAGCCATTGAGGCATATACAAGTTTTCCTAATGGAGAATGGAAAACTTACGATATGGAACATGGCACTACTGTTGTTGGAAACCAGAGTTAGCACAAGTAAAGAAAAGGGGGAAGATAAAACTTCCCCCTTTAAATAATGAAAAAATACTTCATCTTAACGCTCATTGCAATTTTTTCGATACCTCTTGCCGCAGTAATAAAAATACCGGCAACTGATGTTTGGTACTCGCAGTATTTAATGTTGTTTATAATTTCATGTATTGCTGCTTCACTTGTTCTTTGGCAATTCAATAAGACAATATCTTTGCTGTCATTATATTGTTTATTCTCAACAATCGCAGTCGCACAGCAAAGCCCAAGAGCAATGCTCTGTTTAATACATCTGTATTTAGGATTATTTGCTATTTATATGATAAGCAAGTTCGATAGAAGACAACGAAAGATAATCTTAAATGCAATGATAGCGTTATTTGTAATTCAATCGGCTTGGATTATTTTGCAGAAACTCGGGTTAGATATGATTTTTAATGATGTCGACTTCCCGAGAAGAGATGCGACAGTAGCATTATCCGGCAGCTATAATCAAGTCGGTTTGTATTTTGCTGTGATGTGCCCGCTTATAATAGCGAATGCTCCATATTTAGGCATATTAAACGGATTAGGATTATATTTATCGCAGACGACAACAGCAGTTCTTGCGACGGTTTTAGGAATCGCAGTATATTTCTTTATTACAAATAAAAGGATATTCTTAATATTTCTTATCATCGGTGCAATATTATCAGCTTTATATTGGACGAAAGTGGATCAGCCATCAATGGAAAAGTTTGCAGATAGAGTTAATATAGCGAAATATTCTATTTTATCAGTAAATAGAGGATATGTTGAGCTTGCAGATAAACCCGTAATTAATTCAGAGACAAACGAAGCGTATCTTAAGTGGTGGCATGATAAACATAAAGAAAGACAAAAAATACAATGCAATCCGTTATTTGGATTCGGGTTAGGGAACTTTATGAGGATTGCGCCATTATGGCAGGCGAAATTTTTAAAAATGGAAAAGATATATTCTCACGCACATAATGATTTTATTGAGGCATATTTTGAGTTAGGGCAAGTAGGATTTCTATTCGTTCTTTTTATCGTAGCGGATTTCTTTTATAAATTCTTTAAAGTACACAAGACAAAAATTCTGACGATAAGTTTCTGTGCCATTGTTACGCATATGTTATGCGCCTTAGGAATATTCACAATTCATACAGCAGTATCAGCTATGATGTTAATTCTATTCTTAGGAATATTTTACGGAGAGGTTAGAGATGGGTGTATTGCCTAGACAAGCAAAAGGAAGAATGAGGGAATGTGTTACGTGTGGATGGTGGTTTCCTGAAAGAGATTTTAGGATGTCTCGGCAAGATGGCAAATGGAAATGTAAATGGTGTATTGATGAAGTTGTAGATGAAAAGCATAAGTATGCGGGAATTGATGCATCATCGAATATTACAAGAACCACTGTTCCTTCTCCCTTTCTTCATTTTAAATTTAACGATGATGCTGAATCAACTATCGTGACAGATGATGGTACAGGCGGTCTTAATGGAGTAGCTTCGACAAATACAGAAGATTTAAGTGTATCCGGAAAAATAAATGATGCGTTTGAATTTGTAGCGGCAAATTCAGAATATATAAATATTGATTCCTGTATTGCTGAAATCGGCACTGATACAAAAGGTTCTTTTCTGTTTTGGATATATCCGACAATTGCAGGAGACCAAGGAATACTCTGTTTTGGAGATGAAGGGGGAACAAACTCAGATGCTTTACTTATTTATTATTCAGGGACATATCTTATTTCCATTATGGGAACAGGTGGAATAACGAAATGGTCATATCGGATTCCTATATCTAGGAATAAATGGACTCATGTTGCATTAGTGCAAGATGGAACTTCACCAGAAATGTATAAGAACGGTATTCTTACGGCATATGGAACTACAATAGGCGAAAATGGGAATGTAACTCCAC